AGCTACCGTATAAGTAGAGGTAGTTTTCTTTATCTCCTCCCACCTTTCTGGCTGAAGAAAGACAGGTGCTCCATCCATTTTTCCATCGACTGTAGCCGGATGAATTCTGGGCTTTACCGCTGCCCTCTGAAGAATAGTCCCGTAAGTATCCCCATACGAGTATCGCGTACCCGCGTATTGATATCTGGGATTATGAGTAGAACCCAAGTTTAGAGAAAGCTCCCACTGAGTCGTGGTCTTCTTAATCTGTTCTGGTGTTGTAACTGAATCCTGAACCACTACGTCGTCATAAATAATAAGATCAAAATGTCGTCCAGTAGGCTGACCATCCACAAGTCCGTGGGCCTCAATAGTTTGTTCCTTCGGGTTAGCAAATCGCCTAACACATATCCCTTCATTCTCAGCCCATTTGGGAGCCTGTAGTCTGGGTTTCTCCCATAGGATATCAGGATAAAGTTGTTTAAGTTTTTCATTTGAGTCAAATTCCTGCATAATCTGGCGAAGGAATGGCTTCGCTTGTCTAGCAGAAAATGACAACAACCCTATAGTAATATCAGGATTTAATAAAACTTCTTGTATCGTCCCCAAAAAGGTAATGATTGAACTCTTATAATGAAACCGGGCCCATAAGTCTAAGTGACTATCCGGGGCTGATTCTACTTCTCTGCATCTTTCATATATCCACGGGTGAACCATATCATGACGGTTACACAAAAAGACCCCAAGATAATAACGATCCAGCTGGCCCAGAGTCCTAATAAAAGAATCATCAATATTAGGATCGCTGTGACAATCGGCATAAGCTTCAATAGCTCGATTAAACGGGGCAGTGTGAGCCCATTCGGCAAACTTTTTTGCAGCGTCAGCATTATTGTTTTTATATTCAACGCTCTTTGCTATCTTGGGCAGCACACCAGCCCCCTAACCTTTATAACCAGCAGCGTAAGCAGCACGAGCTTGTTTCTCCGCTTGTTTTCTAGTTGGATAACATTTCCCCTTATTACCCCATTTCCACCCTTTCTTCCCTTTAGGAAGAGTACATCTCTTAATCGGCATCTCTAACCATATATCCATGCATCCGATATATCATTTTTCCAATTAGAAGAATAGGATGTCGGGATAGGTTGTTTATTGACATTCAGGTTAATAAGATATCTTAAGTAAGCTGGCTCTTTTGCTGCAGCTGCAGCCACATCCATGGGAGCTTTTCTAAGGAAAGAATACATATTTCTAACGAGTTGAGCAGCGCTAATTTCGGCGCCCACTCTCTCATATTGCTCAGGATTCGCCTTCATGTGATCTAAAAGGTCTTGGGGAGAGCGCCTTTCGGTTTTGCCCAGAGAGTGAAAATAATTTTCAATTCCAGTCAGGAGCTTCATCGGCCCAATATTGGACAACCACGGTCTATTGACCATTCCATAAGATTTGTTATAAATATCAGACCTTTCCCACATTCTTGCATCATCTTTTCTACCCCTTAGTATGCTCCTAGCCTTTTTCGCCTCCTTAGATTTTTTCCCATGATCTTTTATCTCTTTAGCTAATCCTGATTTAGCAACCTCTACTCTGAAATTTAATTCATCTCTAAAGGCGACATAATCTTCTTCAGCCTTTCTCCTTGCAGCTACATTAGCCTTCTTCTCGTCCTTCGTGAGTTTTTTACTTAGCGTCTTGGTTGCCTCAGTTACAACCTCTTCCAATTTAGCCTCACTATTTATTTTCGACAATTGTTCTGCCGTTATCTTTCCTTCAATATAGTCGTCTACATCTGGATCATTTACTGTGCGCCAAGCTGCTTCCTCAGTCTCTAGGTCAACCCCCCCAAATGAGCCACCTTCTTGATCCATCCTGCCACTCGGCCTTGAACTGCCAACAAGATTATCGTAGTAGCCCATGCCTTCTTGATCTAGCCTTCCCTGTCCTACGTTATAAGGTTGAGTTCCCATATAATCATCTTGGGCAATATCCCGCATAACTCCTTGCTGTTGTCTGCTCGGCATTTCGTATTCATCGAAAGCAAGAGAAGCGTCTCTAGCTGTATCATATTGGTTTACTGTTCCGGAATAAGTTCCCGGAGCACCCATAACACCTTCTGCTATAGAAGCTTGAGGAAGTCCAACATTAGGCATTCCCTCCATATCCGCTGGATAGTCAGCTACTGACGTAAGAGGAGATGGAAAATGACTTGCTATCGGTCCGGGACTTGAACTTGCCAAAGGAGAAGGATTTTGAATCTCCCAGCTTCTTCTCGCATTCGGGTCAGGCATTCCCTGTTGTGCTAACATATCCATATCACTTACGTTTCCCGGACCTCTCATTCTCTGATCAAGTCTAGTGTCCGACATTCCCCACTCATCGGGATCAGACCATGAAGATGGATAAGGCTGTGTTGCATCAGACGCCTGTACTGATAAAGTATTTAGCCTATCTAATTCAGCTGAAAGTTCTTGACGACGAGCATCTATTTCCATTGCATTGGCATAATTAAGCCCCCTAGAAACATTTCCTCCTTGACCAACAATATTTTGCCCACCTTGGGCATAATCACTATAATTTTGACTTACATAAGGATTAGACCAAGTATCTAGAACGGATGTAGTATTTCCTAAAGGGTCTTGAGTTTGATACTGATCTTGAAGATTTATTAGAGCCTGAACCTGAGCATTACTCAACCTATCACCCTGCTGATTAACAGCTACTGCAGAAGGCGCATTAGAAGCAGCATCTAATTGATCAGCTATTGCAGCAATAACATCTGGACTTGGCATGTCTGGATTATCTGGCCCCGCTCTGAAATCTCTTGGATCACCAACCGGAGTAAAGCCTCCGCCTCCCATGCCAACATCTATATCAGCATAAGCAGCAGCGCGATCCTCATCTCGCGTATCCCCATAACTGCCTTCACGAGCAGCTACACCACCTCTTTGTCCCCATGCCATAATTAAATCCTCTGGTGGAGGTGGCGGGAATCGGACCCGCTTCCAAAAAGAGAATTAACTTTTCTTTTTGTCGAAACCATTGCACCCCCTAATGAATACTCTTTTTAACTTCTTCCGCGCTTTGAGCAAAAGCTTTCTCAAGAACGCCCTGAACATCAACTGCCTTCTTAACTTCAACAGCTCCTTTATATTCGATCTCTTTCTTTTCTTCTTTCTTATTGGAGTTCCAGCTAAACCTGTTAACCATATTCAGAGCCCAAAGACTATTATTGAAACTTCTGTTGTCTATATTCTCTCTACCCTGCTGGAGCCACCAAGCTTCAGAAGCTTCCTTTCCAAGACTTACAATCTCCCTGAAAGGCTTCTTTAGTACATCAGTACCAGTTATCCAAGCATGGAAAGTGCTCCGGCTAATACCCATCATCCTACTAACCTCAGCAATTGAACCGCCAGCATCAAATAAATTTGACACTCTTCGACTCATGGCCTCTGTCCATACAGATTCATATTTACTTTTTTTTGCCACTTTTCTTCCTCGGTCTTCCCGGACTCACGCTCCGGTTAGTTTTCTTACTCGCCATCTTTAAATTACTTAATGAATTATTTCTGGGATTGCCGTCCTTGTGATGGACATCCATTCCTTTCTTATGTCGCCCGGCCTTTTTCATATCTCGCGCAGCCTGAACTCTAGCACCCCTTCTCTTTCGCTGTGCTGGCTTCTTATGATAATTATCATATTCCTTACGATAATCTCTCGCCATTATTTTTTACCCTTTTTACCCTTAAACTGAATAGGTCCCGGCATTAACCAAGAGAAGACCATCGGAACTATTACTATGAGAATAAGAGCCCAACCCCCCATTTCAATTAACTGGCCCAATAAGGTCCAGAAATTCGCAGGAGCTTCTTGAACAACTGTATCAGCAGTCACGTTAATTGGTTCTCCTTTAGTCCGGGGTCCCGCAGTTATCGCAGAGACAGTCGCAGCCGTCACTCCCCCTAGAACCGCTGGAGCAACAATCGCAGCCGGAACTAAGGCAGTCGTCGCACCGACAATGGCGCTCGTTGCCAGCCCTGTCTTCAGGTGTGAGCATCCTACTAGACTGCAGGAGGTGGCGATGACCACCAACCAGTAACCCAGCCGACTATTGCGATTGCAGCAATAACGCCAACCGCAATCCAAAATTTCTTTCTCTTTCCTAATTCTTTCCATTTGTCCATGTTGTCTCCCTAAGAACAGATTTCATTTAACAATAAACAATTTGCTAGTAATGCAGACCCTACTGATATTCCAAATATTATAACGATCATTAATAAAGCAAACCACCCATCACTCATACAGTAAAACTATTTCCACACCCACAAGAACTCGCACCCGTTGGCGGAGTAAAGTTAAAAGAAGGATGAAACGGGTCATCATTCCAATCCATTACAGCGTCTCCCAAAAGTTCCAAAGAAGTCGAATCAGAGAATATTGTCGAGGACAACATCTGCGCGTCTGATGGTAGGTCGGTAGATGGAGATAACTTTATTTGATAACCAGAACATCCGCCACCTTCTAAATAAATGCCTAAGAAACCTTCTCCATTCAAAATCTGGTTTACTTTGTTCTGGGCTGATTCCGTAATGGTCATTCATAATTCTCCCTCGGTTTTCTAGATTCTAACTTCTTTTCGACAACGCCTAAGAATATTTTAAAATTATTTTTATGATCACTAATTATTTTTAAAGCTGTTTCAGTATCACAAAAACTTTTATAATGATCTAAAATAATTCTCTGTATTTTTGTCATTCATGATCCATAGACTTTAACTGCAAGTCTAATGACTTAATTCCGTCAGATACTGTGGAAGTAAATATAAAAGGAAATATTCCATGAACCAAAGCAATCAATGATAAAAGAAATAATTTCAAAGCGAGTATCCATGCAAACATCCAATGCTCCGTGTAAGTCATAGTCACATCTTTTAAGTGTTTCATTTCCAGTCACCATACAATTTACTCATCTAGAACCCTCGCTACTACGATGTTTCCTTCTCTGTTTGTCTTTAACTCGACCGTCCTCTTCTCGCAAGTGAATCGAGTCTTCCCTGATGCCGTGTCTTTCCATCCATTTCTTTTCAGAGTACGTTTCATACTTAG